CTACACAACCTGTTCAACAAACTCCACCACCAGATCCAAGAGCCGAAGAATGGGCTAGTAGAAATGAGTGGTTTGGTAAAGATAGCGCAATGACTTACACTGCGTTTGATTTACATAGAAAAATTACCGAAGAAGAGGGTTTAGATCCTCAATCTAACGAATACTATGCAGAAATTGATAAAAGAATAAGACTTGAATTTCCGCATAAATTTGATACAGTTACTGACACAAAGGCCCAATCGACTAAGCCTGTGCAAACAGTAGCGGCGGCGACGCGAAGCACAAAAACAAGTCGCAAAACTATCAGTCTCACCCCTTCTGAAGTTGCTATCGCCAAAAAATTAGGAGTGTCATTAGAAGATTATGCAAAACAAAAAAAACACATGAAGGAGGTTTAAGCATATGGAAAACGATAAACTAAACAAGACCCCTCGTGCGAGTCAGTCTAGAGTTTCTGAAAAGAGACCTACAACCTGGACTCCCCCGTCATCTTTAGATGCACCTACTGCGCCTGATGGTTTCAGACACAGATGGATAAGAACTGAAGTTTTAGGCATGGACGATACAAAGAACATGTCAGGTAAACTTAGATCTGGATGGGAACTCGTAAGAGGAGATGAATACCCAGGTCAAACTTATGCAACTGTTAAAGAAGGAAAATACGCAGGAGTGATTGGAGTTGGCGGCCTTGTGCTGGCAAGGATACCGGAAGAGCTCGCAAAATCTCGAGAAGCTTATTTTAATAAGCAAACACAAGATCGAGAAGAAGCAGTGAATAACGATCTCATGAAGGAACAGCACCCAAGTATGCCGATCGATAGTGATCGACAGAGTCGCGTAACTTTTGGTGGTACTAAAAAATAATTTTTTAGCAATACCAACTACCGCGATACTAAATATAAACTAAACTAAGGAGTAAATAATATGGCTAATAAAGATGCCGCTTTCGGTTTGAAAGCAACAGGTAAAGTTGGTCAGAATAGAGACAACCAAGGTTTAAGTGAATATAGTATTGCAGCTTCTGCGACAGCTATTTATCAATGGGACCCAGTTGAAATGTTAGACACTGGTACAATTGGTGTAGCTGCAGCGGGAGACGTTTTATTAGGTTCACTTAACGGTGTATTCTATACTGACGCTTCTACAAGCAAACCTACATGGGCTAATCACCTAGAAGCTTCTAACACTGCAACAGACATTGTTGGATTCGTCGCTGATGACCCTTATGAAAGGTTTGAAATACAAAGTGCTGGTACAGTAGCTCAAACAAATATTGGTAACTGTGCTGACATCGCGTACACTGCAGGTGCAACGCCTAACTATATTTCAAAAGTTGAAATATCAGGAACAATGGCAGCAGATGCAGCGCAATTAAAAATAATAGGTGTTTCAAAAGACCCTGATAATAATGAACTAGGCGCAGCAAATGCGAACGTAGTTGTTACTATTGCGGAGCACTTCTTGAAACAAATAGCCGGAATCTAATAGAGGAGAATAATTATGGCGATAAGTAGAGGACAACTAGTTAAAGAACTAGAGCCAGGTTTGAATGCTTTATTCGGTCTGGAATATAATAGGTATGACAATCAGCATGCTGAAATTTTCGATACAGAAAACAGTGACAGAGCTTTTGAAGAAGAAGTAATGTTATCTGGTTTCGCGCAGGCTCAAACTAAACCAGAAGGTTCTGGAGTAGCTTTTGATAATGCACAAGAAACTTTCACAAGCAGATATACGCACGAGACAATTGCTCTTGCATTCTCAATCACTGAAGAAGCGATTGAAGATAACTTGTATGATAGATTAGCGTCTAGATATACAAAAGCATTAGCAAGATCTATGGCGAATACCAAACAAGTAAAAGCAGCTAACGTATTGAACAACGCGTTCAATTCAAGTTTTGCTGGTGGTGATGGTAAGGAGCTTTGTGCTACTGACCACCCAACAATTGCTGGTACTTTCTCAAATGAGTTAGCAACACCTGCTGACTTAAACGAGACATCATTAGAGCAGTCTTTAATTGACATTGCTGCTTTCACTGATGAAAGAGGCTTAAAAATTGCAGCTAGAGGAATGAAAATGGTTATTCCTTCTGAGTTACAATTTACAGCTGAAAGACTGATGAAGTCTGCTGGTAAAGTTGGTTCACCTAACAACGATGTAAACGCAATTGCATCTATGGGAATGATTCCACAAGGTTATGTGGTTAATAACTTCCTAACAGACACAGATGCGTTCTTCATCAAAACTGACGTGCCAAATGGTATGAAAATGTTTGTTAGATCACCAATCAAAACTGCTATGGAAGGTGACTTCGATACAGGAAACGTAAGATACAAAGCTAGAGAGAGATACTCTTTTGGTTTCTCTGACCCTAGAGGTATCTTCGGATCACCAGGTGCTTAATACTTAATAGTATTAATTTTGAGAGGGCCC